TCAAAATGTCGTATATTAGTAAGTATAAGCCGTGCTAAGTGTCATGATAATGAATCATTATTAAGACTATTGAATGAAGACAAGATACAAGAAATACACATAGATACATTGGGTGCTGAGTATAAAGAAGAACTTATGAAAACCAACAAATTACATTATTACAAACACACATCGTGGAAATATATCGAGAATAAGAATCCACATGATCACACGGAGCTAAAGAATATCATCGATAGTTGTTTATCCAATGATGTTTCTAATCCTGCTTTGGGTAGATATTATGGTAGAAGTTTTTGGTAATGGAACTGAATTATAACACAGCATTACAGAAGTTTAATCTCAAGGGTACGGATGTTTGGGTTAAACGAGATGATATGCACAATGGAACTTTGGACTTACCACCTTGGGCTAAGATAGAAGGGGTTAGAAGATTACTCACAAGTGATATCATAGATAAGAATAAACCCGTGGTTCATCTAACTGTAAGAGGTTCATATACAGGTTGGGTGCTTGGTCACTATGGTAAGGAACTCGGTTATGATATTAAGATAGCATATGGTAACTCTAAGAATTATCCAAAGGAATCACTTGATAGGATTGAATCCTATGGTGTGGAACTCGTGCCTATCAGACCAAACATGATGAAGATTCTGTATAACTCTATGAAGAAGATGGCTGATGAAAAGGGATGGCAAAGATTACCCTATGCTTTTGATCATCAGATTTATCATGAGTATTGGAGAGAAAAGACAAAGTTAGTATTGAAAACCATTGACTTTGATAACTTGGTTATCTTAGGTGGTAGTGGTGTTACTGGCATCGGTATGATAAATGGGTTTCTTGACCATGATAACTTTCCAATGAAAAGAAAGGTATACATTGTAACAACCTCTACGATATCAACAATTACTAACAAATTAAAACAATGGGAATCATATTATCCGAATAATATTATTATTAATGATACGCCATATGATTTCTATGATGAAATGGATTTTTATGAAACACCATTCCCTTGCAATCCCAATTGGGATAAGAAAGCTTGGTGGTGGTTGGATAACAATATACATAAACTAACTGGTCAAACCTTATTTTGGAACATAGGAGCTTAAAATGATAAAAGAACTAACACCCGAACATCTACAACATAATTGGAATAATTTAATACGATTGCTAGAGGTTAACTTTAGTGGAGAGAGATTAGAGAATCTATTAAAGATGTACGATTACTTTGAGGAGCGAATGATGTTCGCACCTGCTAGTGGTAGGGAACACTTTCACAATTCTCACGCCGGTGGATATGTGGAACATGTGATTCATGTAACCACTTCAGCATTAAAGATAAAGGCTGTTTGGGAACAGACAGGTGCCACCATAGACTTTACCGATGAGGAGATGGTATTTGCTGCCCTACACCATGATTTGGGTAAGGTTGGAGATTTGAGTGAGGATTATTATTCACCAAATGATTCAGATTGGCATAGAAAGAACCAAGGGTTAATTTATAAACATAACCCTAACTTAGAGTATATGACCGTAACTGATAGGGCTTTATACCTACTTCAGCACTTTAATGTCAAGTTGACCAACAATGAGTACATTGGGTTAAGATTGACAGACGGCATGTATGAGGAGGCAAACAAGAGTTACTACATAGCATATCAGCCCGAAAGACAACTGAGGACCAATATTGCTTACATCCTACATCAGGCAGATATGATGGCAACCCATATTGAATACGATATGTGGAAAAGAGGTGATTACATGCCAAAACCTAAGAAGGAGAAGGTGGAACAATCTAAGAAGGCTAACCAAGCATTTAAGGAATTATTCGGAGAATAGTATGAAGTGCTGGCATTGTGGAAATGATTTAATATGGGGTGGAGATCACACCTATGAAGAATATGGTTTAGATGGTGATGGTATCGTATCTAACTTATCTTGCTCAAAGTGTCCAGTAGAGGTATTGGTTTATTTACCAGATGAGGATGAGGATGAAGAGGAATAAATGTATTTAGAATATTTTGACAAGTTCAAGAACCAAGAGCCTTATCTTCATATTGATGAAACCGAATGGTCTTATATCAAAGAGACATTCGAGAAGGATGATGTAAAGGAAAGTCTTGCCACAGTTGCCATGACTTATCCACCACCATATATGGATATCTCTGAGGACGAGTGTAGAAAGGATTTTGGAAAGCTAAAGGGAACTTGGCACCATGATTTACTCAAAGAGGGTGAGTGGTTTGCCAGAGCTGAGAATGGTTATGAATGGCCTATCAGTTACAGAGGTTCACAATGGTATATCAAGAGAAACAATACTGGCAATAAATCAAGTAATTGGTTTCAACAAGAGAACCGATGGTCAGTAGATGGAACGATATCACCAGGACCTCTGAGGACTTGGGAAACACATAAGTTCATGACATCTCTGATGGGTGCCGCCTATACATTGAAGATGCCTAAGATAGATAAATCAACACTAAGAACCATGTTAGGTCTGAGAAAATACATATGTAGTCAGTTCAAACCAAATGCCGCTAAAGCATTATATGATCATTATCATGTCAGGAATGTGCTGGACTTCTCAATGGGCTGGGGAGATAGGTTGGCTGGTTTCTACGCCAGTATGTACACCGAGTTATATGTGGGATTAGACCCGAGAAAAGAGAATCATCCTATCTATCAGAAACAAGCAGAATATTATGACAATCAGTTGGGTTTCTTTGAGACAGAGAAAAAGACCAAGTTTCATTGTGAACCAGCAGAGGAGTTTGACTTTGACCAATACAAGGATACATTTGACATCATATTCACATCACCACCTTATTTTAATGTTGAACGCTATGGTTATGATGACACACAGAGTTGGGTAAGGTATAAGAATATTGACCAATGGAATCAAAACTTCTTACAAAGATCGATAGAAAACATGTGGACATCTCTGAGGAGTGGTGGAGTGTTATGTGTGAATATTGCTGATGTGAATGCAAGTAGTCAAGGTGTGAAGAAGAAGGGTTGGTTACAAATATGTGACCCGATGAATGAATTCATAGATACATTCAGAGATTCGGATTACTTGGGTTGTATCGGTATGGAGATGGCAGCCAGACCTAATTCATTGGGTGCTGGAACTGGTGTTGAGACCGAAGAGAGTAACAGAAAGCCTGAGATGATAAGGAAAAGAACTGGCAAGTTTGCCGAACCAATATGGATATGGGAGAAGAAATGAAAGATAAACATGTTATGAAATTGGAAAAAAGAGTTAAGAAACTTGAAAAATTCGCAAAGGATGTAGCGAAATATATGGATACTTGGGGACCCGAGGTTCAAAAGCGTAGGGACGAAAGAGATGCCGTATGGGATGAGATGGTTCGAGTAGTTTCAATTCAGAGGAAAAACAATGAAAAATAAAAAGTTAGAATTATTAGAAAAAGCAAAGAAAGTAAATTATGTTTTTGATAAGATGGACGAGGAAACAAAAGATGCTGTAAAGAGCTTGATTAATCACCTGATGGTAGCAAAGACAAAAAAGGAGCATAAGATAGATGAGTAAATACAACAGACCGATTAACAGAGATTACTTCAAGTTAAAAAAAGATCCCAATGCCTTAAAGGGTGATAAATACATGAAATGTTGTGGTAGTGAGAAAGACCACGAAGTTCTGAATGTAAAGAAAAAGTATGATTGGGGTTTGATTGAAAATTATATTGAAGATCACTTATTTGAACACCAAAATACGGAAACGATAACACCCGTGTCTTGTAAGAAATGTGGTAGGTTGTTGGAATATATCAGCACTCTGAATGAAAACACATGGACGCCAGGATATTTACAGAAGAAAAAGACCAAGAAGTAAAATACTTATTATAAGTGAATGACATACTTCTACTTAAAAAACTAAAATCGGAGTATCAGTATCTAAAAGCTGAGAAGGATTTACAACAGAATATCTATGAGGATGCTGCTCTTAGGTTTCATGAGTATTTTTCTAACAAGACCAAACCACCGGCACCACAACCACATAAGTCAAAACCAAAGAAAAAGAAGATCAGACCTCGTAAACTAAACAAACTATACAAGAAGTTGGCACAGAAGATACATCCAGATAAAAAAACAGGTGATACTGATGATTTCTCTGAATTGAAACGGAGTATAGATGAAAACGATATGGAGACTTTGGTTGATTTAGCCACCGATTATAATGTTGACATAGAAGAGGATATCGATAGGATTGATTTCTATGAAAGTAGAATAGATGTTTTGAAGGAAAAACTTGAATGGTATGGTAAGACATTAGTGATGCAGTGGA